TTAGTTAGATCATATATGTATTTTAAAAATTTGTCAACGTTCAATTTGACCTATCTTATGATGACCTGCTTTCATCATGTCAATGATTTTATGACATCCTAGTTCAGGTCTACACTCTCCGCAAGTATAGATATCGACAGCAGCAGTTCCCTTTTCAGGCCAAGTATGTATACTAATATGACTCTCTGATAAAAGAGCTAAAACAGTTACTCCCTGAGGATGAAACTGTTTTGAAATTACTTTCAGTAGTGTAGCCCTAGTCGAAAGTGCTGCCTCAGTGATAACCTGCGTTAAGAACAATTCATTATTTAAAATATCAAAGGGACAATCATATAGATTCAAAAGATAGTGTTTACCCATGTCACAGAGGATTATCCTCCACTTCGTTGACCATCTTACTTATTACTTCTTCAGTACCGTCCATAGTTTTGATGGCAAATAATGAAGACTTCTGATATTTCTTGAGTTTTTTATATTTTTTCAAAAGTTTGTCCATATCTTCTTGTGGAAGATTGAATTCAACATCAAATCCATTACTCATTTCTTTTTCTCTTTGTTCTTTGATTCATAACCCCAGAGTTTTGGATTGACTTGACCATAACCAAAGTCAATTTTCTTGACAACTCCTGGACCATATGCATCATAGTACATATCAAATAGCTCTACAGTTTTTCTGCAACGAACTAAATCAATATAATCTACGCCATTTACAGTATAAAAGATCAACCTTGCATCATTCGGTAATGACTTGTCATTTGCAGCAGCAAGAGTTGTTTTTTCTTGAAGAATTTGACACGAATACCTTTCTGGCAGAATATTCCGGTCTTCAAATCCTGCCATACTTTCCTCCCTTTCGGCGGTTACGGTCATGATCGGCCTCCCCAAGCAATATCGGGATAAGCTTCTTTTACATTATCGAATGTTATTTTGTATTTATCGGTGAGTAATTTGTCTTTGGTAAGAATCAAAATTTCAGACTCCTTTGGATGAAGAATTTGTAGAAGATTAATAAACATTGACTCTCTTCGTGTCTTACTCAGAGAGTCATTGCCACCTTTGATAAAATGATAGAGTTTAGTATATTCTCTACGCAAAGATGACTTTCCTTTACCATCTTGTTTTGTTGCTACTTCCCCGCCACCAATCTCTTTTTGGATATTCTCGGAGAGACTACCCGAGTACGCAACTTGTTCATCAACTTCTTCATATGGAACATCGCCTTCTGGAAGAAGACTGATTACAGACTCATCGAAGTTCCAAATAAAAATGGACTTGATAGAATCATGTGCATAGGTTCTCAAGACTTCGATTTTTTTAGCCTTAGTTCTTTGCTTTGCAGCAAGTTCTAAGACTTCATATACAAAAGGATTAATAGGAAGTTTTGCGATCGGTTTAACCGTCTTCTTCGTCGAACTCGTCATAACTGTTTTCAAATCGTACTGCTAAAATTTCATCGGGAAGAATGTTCCCATTTTCGTCGAACATCTCTGGGTGTGTATAGACTGGTTGTGTGTTATACATATGCTCCTTTGCGAGCCATCCTACCACACCTCCAACTAATAACATCATTATAGAGACAAGTGTGCCGATAGTCAAGGTTACTGCTAACATTTTTTCCTCCAGAGAGTTATTTTTTCCTAATGTCTATGTAAAAGTTTAGGTGAAATACAAACTCTCTACGCAAGAGAGAAACCATTTTACCAAACTTTACTTGAAAAGTCTTTGGTGGTGGTTCCTTCTCCTTCCTCTTACGAGGCCTAAGCATTAACTCAAACCCACGATTTATGTGGATTTCATTATTATTTAGATCGTTTCTTTCGTCTTCCAGGTTTTCGGTCATTACTATACCTCCTTGCATCTTCTAAGAACCCTTGAAGATAATTCATAATTTTTCTGGCCTGAGGTTTCCCTAAATGACCATATGCTTCTCTAAGTTGTTTGTGTTGTTCATCTTGTCCTCCTTCCAAATATTCGTTCAATTCATTCACAAGATTTTTTATTTCATCCGCAACAGAACTTTCTAAAAAGTTATCTGCGGTGCTTTTTGGTGATTTCTTTAGTTGGAGGAGTTGATATAAATTGAGATAATACTTACCTTCAAATACGAAGTCGATTGCTTGTTCTACAATCTCGTAAATCTCTTGTTCCATTTAAAGCTTTAAAGCAATTTTTGTTCTCGTAGATACTTGACAGTTTCCGTACATCCACCAATTACAGTGTCATCTGAAAGGACCTGAGGGAAAGTAGATCCCTGTCCGAACTTATCATAAAACTCTTCACGGGTAAAGTCCCTATCAAGTTTATATATCACATGCCGTATTTCAGCTAGTTGTAAAGCACGGCATACTTTAACACAGAATGGACATCCATCCTTAGAATATACAGTAAAAGTCATTTTAAATTAGAGATTGTACAGGCAAAATTTCTAGGTTATCGAGTATTGATATGAAGTTAAAGTTATCTTGATTCAGTTTTGGTTTATCAAATAATTTAGCTATGACTCCACCATCACCAAACCCAGGTTGAGATTGATTCTCATTGAAGAATAACTTACCATTACTCTTACAATAGATAAAATCTGCTTCAGTATTGGCTAACTCAACAAGTTTATCTTTATTTTTAGCAAAGTCAACAACTGAATCAGAAACTCCATATGACGTTTCATTTATTTCGATAGTATCATCTGGATTAAATCCAATAATCTTAGTGGAGAATTTTGTTCGATACTTTTTCGGAATGCCAATAAAGTATCTATTATTAACATCAATAGGATTTCCGGTTACTGGATCTTTAGGAACTTCATAACGAACATTTCCATTCTTTTCGAGATTTCTGCCACCTTCAATAAATGGACCTTGCATAGTATTGTATGCAACTATCCCAGTTGAATCATTATGAGAATCTAGAAAAGTAAAATTACCAGTAGCAGTATTGCCAGTTATATTAATACCTTGATTTGGTGTTACCAATTCAATCGCAGATTCATTATGATATGCAAATGAATTATTGGTGATACCATTTGCTATAGACTTTTTAGCCTTGATTCGAATTGCATGATCAACTCTACCAGATTTACCTTCGGATGACGTATCAGTAACGTCATCTACTCCGAAGAAAGAGTTTCCACTTATAACATTACCAACAAATTCTCTGGCATCTACGTCAATTATTGAACGATCTTCAAAGTCTCCCGAACTATTACCGACAACATTACCAGTAATAACAGCACTAGACATTCCCTTTCCATCTACTGCTACCAGAGTTCCTCCAATATCTAATTGATTTCCAGAAATAATTGCTCCTTTATTAGTAGCAAAATCACCAGTAAATCTTGCGAATGTAGACTTCCATCCATGAACATGATTACCAACGAACTCTAGTTTTCTATTACCACCATACCAATGTTGATTCTGGCCACTTTGTGGGGTAGCGTCATAGATATGTTCAGGAAAAGACTGAACGATTGATGTTCTTTTATTGACAAAGACAGAATCCTTCACTCGTAATCCACGACCTTCATGATAGATTGCTGTAGCCCATTTCCCCTTTTTATTATTCAATGCAGCATTTTGATGAAAGGCAGAAGATACTACTGCAGGATCGCTGTCCTCACTATTTCCACTATTGGCATATCTAACCATCCACAAATAAACATGTGGTTTAGTTTCTCTGACTTCACTCGCTGTCGCAAATGAAACATTAGAAATTGTCACATTACCAGTGGCACTCCATATACCAGCAGTAACTCCTTTGGGAAGTTTAGGTACTCTTCCTCCATTTGAATCTTTATCAAATGCTGGCATACCTAAAGAAGAATTTCCTGGTATAGAAATATTCTCCATACCATTACCAAATTTTCCATTCGCATTAGGAATAGCAACCATCATAGGTCTAGGCCCATAATGAGAAGATGGTGTATCAGATGTTATTGTAAATCTTCCACTAGCACCATTACCATGAGCTAGAGTTTTGCTATATCCATATTTTTTTCCAGGAGTTAACTCTATAACCACATTACTTGGATTTTTCTCAAAAATATCTTCAAATACTTGAGTATAATCATTTATCCCCCATGTTCCATTGTTAACTAATCTTTTGGGTGTATCGATATTATTATCAGATGCCCATTCATCAAGATTAATTAGAGACATTTACATTACTCCAATCATTTTCAAAGATCTCCATTCCCTTATCCGTAAGAATATGATCATACATCTGCTCAAGAATCTTGGGTGGCATGGTCACGATATGAGCTCCATTATACCAAGAACGAACTGCTCTCTGAACGCTACGGATGGAAGCAGAAAGAACCTGAGTCTTGATACCATGGATTTGATAGAGTCCGGCAATAGACCGTACAACCTCCAGGCCTGCCACTGACTGGTCGTCTAAGCGTCCTACGAAGGGAGAAACGTAAGTTGCCCCCGCCTTCGCAGCAAGAACTGCCTGAGCAGCAGAGAAGATGAGTGTAACATTAGTCCTAATCCTTTCTTTTGATAGTTCCCCACATGCAGCAAGACCATCACGGGTACATGGAACCTTGACAGTGGTAACAGGTCCAAACTTATCAGACAGTCTAACACCCTCAGCAAGCATCTCCTGGGCGTTTCCCATGACTTCCATGCTAATATCATTGACTCCCATATCAGAGAGTTCTTGATATACATCATCTGGATTACGACCAGACTTCATAATCAGAGTTGGGTTTGTAGTGACACCATCAACTAAACCAGTCTCAAAATACTTACGGATGGTATCAGTATCAGCTGTATCCAGAAAAATTTTCATAGTCTTTTATTATTATGAATAAAAAAGAGGGTTAATTAACCCTCTCAGTATAACATTTATATGATCAGATCGCAACCATCGTTTGATCAAACTCAAAATAATCAACCTGGCCACTATCTAAAAGATTCTCCAGCACAGAGCCTCGATCGATCTTCTTGGAATTCTTTAGATCAAGAACCGCAAAGGTTTTCTTTGTGTTTTCAATAACTTCGAACGAATCAAAAACATCGTAATCTGACATAGAATTAATAGTACTCTTCCTACCTTTCTTTCCTCCAGTCAACTTGGCAATCAAAGGTTTCTTAAGTTGCTTGTCGCTAAAAGAATCAATATTCTTTGCAGTAATCAAGTCATCATCAATATGCTGAGCAGAACTATGATTACTAGAAGATCCAGTAATCAAATCTTCCACATCGGAAGGACTCATTGAAGAGTCATAGTCCTTAATAAGAGCAGCAAGACCGGTCACATGCGGAGCCGCCATTGATGTTCCACTCATAAAACCATATCCACCGTCGATTAGAGTCGAATAGATGTCAACTCCTGGAGCAGTAACATAATCTAAGACTTCCAGACCAGAACGATTTGAGAATCTAGCCATATTTCCAGACATATCAACAGCACCCACTGCGATACCACTATTAGAAGCATGTGCTGCTGGATATGCTGGAGCATTTGCCCCCTCATTTCCTGCGGACATGACAACTATAGATCCTCTGCTAGAAGCATATTTCAGTGCTTCATCCATCGATTGACTGTATCCACCACCACCAAGAGAAAGGTTGATAACATCTGCCCCATTATCAACAGACCAACGAATACCTGAAATTACGTCAGAGAGTGAACCATTCCCTTGATCATCAAGGACACGAATTGGCATGATCTTTGCGTCTGGTGCTGCTCCAGTCATTCCAAGGAAATTATTGGCAGCCGCAATCGTACCTGCAACATGAGTTCCGTGAGAGTTTCCATCTTCTGGAACACTATCACCATCAACAAAATCATATCCAGGAACAATACGACCAGAGAACTCTGGGTGATCCAGATCAACACCAGTATCAATAACAGAAACAACTACATCAGATCCAGTATATCCAGAAGACCAAACTTCAGGAATATTTACTTGATCTAGATTCCACATCTCAGGAGGGAGATCTTGAACATCAGGAACACTTGTATTGAGCAGAGACTCAAAAGTACGTTTTGCATTTACATTTCCATATCCGTTGGTGTAATCATATCCTGCTGGAGTCGAAGGAAGTTCTTCAGAGATCAGTAGATATGAACCAGTGAAACTATCATCATAAGCTCCAGCATCCAAATAGTATGTACCTGTCTCATCGGGATTAAAAATAATCCGACTGTCCAGACCACCAGCACCATCATCATTCTCGGAAATAACTTGCCGAGAACTATCATAGAGTTTCAGATAAGGATCGCCAATAGAAATATGCTTAAGATCAAATTTATATGTAGATCCGGCATCAAGACTAATAGAGAACCAGTCCCTATCCCCACCAACTTCAACAATTCCCTGAACCTCAGTATTCATTCCCAAAGATCCACTTGTCTCAGGAGTTGAACCATAGTCATCAGATACGGGAGGACCCTCTGAGGGTGGTTCTTCTACAGGATCATCGGATGGAGGAAGGGGAGGAGTGCTACTATCAAAAGTACGATCGAAAACTTCCCCATAACCCTCTGATTCCATCTGAGAAGCAGTCTTCCATCCAGAACCATCTTGAACAACACCTTGTGGGTTGGTAGCCCAGACATAGAACTTACCAGCACGTTTGTTAGTGCCTTCCAGAAGAACTAGAAATCCATCATGACTATCATGAGTTACTGCCTGAACAGCATCCCAGTTCCTATTAGAATCATGATTGAATGTTTTACCCCGAGTGCTGGTCAGTTCAATCGGAGCTCCACCATTGTGAAGTTCGTAAAAAGAATAGGCAGTGTTTTCGGAACCATCGATGATACCATTATCATCCCAATCACTTGGTTCGGGGAGATCGATACTGCCATCCCCATTGAAATCTCGGTTGAAAATCTCATCATAACCATCAGAAGACATCTCCGATGCATTCTTCCAACCAGAACCGTCAATAATTTGGCCGTTTACATCTGTAGACCATACCAAATATTGGCCAGAGTTTGCACCAGAACCCTCAAGAAGCACCTGGAATCCTGCTTCACTACCATAGGATGCTGCCTGAGTTACATTCCAACTGGGACTGGTGTTATCATTGAATGTTTGCCCTCCTTGATTTCTGAGAGTAACGGCATCTCCACCAGTGACAATACTATACAGTTTGTAATCGCTGGTTTCTGATCCATCAACAATACCATTTCCATCAACATCAACAGGAAATGCATTTGATCCGCCAAAAAACGAATTGGATTTGAAATTAAATCCTTTGAATTTCTTGAACTTCATAATAATGAGTTGTCATTTATTTGACTATGTGGCCATAGTACAATAAAAAACCACCTCTGGGGAGAGGTGGTGGACAGTTTAAAAATTGACTTAATCTCTATAGAGATCTTCTAGTTTTTCTCTCGAAAGATCAACGTACATGACTTCCTCTCCTTGTTCTGGAGCTTCTGGATGTTTTGTTTTTGGTTTAGGTTTATTCATCTCCACATTAATGGATTGAATATTACCCCACATCATCGCAAATGAAGCACCTGCGATGATACCGAAGCAAAGGAAGTAAAAAAATACTTCAAAGTTATTCATTGACTTTTACCTCCGTCTCCGGAACTATTGCCGAACTAAAAATACTATTCAAAATCAAATAGTCAAAAGAAAGTTTTCCCGGTCCACATAACATGATAGCAACTGCTCCACCCCAGTAAAGTCCCAGTAATTCTAATAAGTAGATGTTAAATCCATTGAATACAACAGCATGATATATTGCAAATGATGCTGTCATAACAATTGAGAGTGCTCCTAGTCGAGTCAGAAATCCAGTTATTAATAACCAACTTCCAAAAATTTCCGATAGTGCTGCACAGTAAGAAAAGAAGATTGGAAAAGGAAGATGCAGAGGCCTAACAAAGGCATCTGCGAAATTTTCAATACTATCTAATTTTTCATATCCATGATGTATTAAAAATATTCCGACGCATAATCGGAGTATTAACATGCCCAAATGTTTCATACGGATTCTCTTGCAGTATTATTAATTGTTTCCAGAGTATTACTCAGTTGTGCTACATCGCTGAGGCCGTGAGCATCAAACCAAGGAGCAGTTTCCCAATTAAAACCAACTCCCATTGTGCTGTCTGGAGCAACAATGTACCAATGACATGCTGAGTCAGGTACATCTACTGCACACTTAGACCAGTCATCACTCCATTGTGGAACTTGTACCCACATGAGTGCAGCAAAAATAAAACTGAAAAGTGATTTAATCATAGCGCATTTCCTCTTGGTAAGACTTCTTCAGGGAATACGAAATTTTCATGAGGTTGATCGACGGGTGCCAACCATGCGCGAAGACCCTCATTCAATAGGATGTTCTTGGTATAGAAAGTTTCAAACTCTGGATCTTCTGCTGCTCGGATCTCCTGACTCACAAAATCATAAGCCCTAAGATTGAGAGCAAGACCAATAATACCGATGGAACTTGTCCAAAGACCCATAACAGGAACAAACAGCATAAAGAAATGCAACCACCTCTTATTGCTAAACGCAATACCAAAGATCTGAGACCAGAACCGGTTTGCTGTAACCATTGAATAAGTTTCTTCTTCTTGTGTTGAATCAAATGCTTTGAATGTATTTGCTTGATCGCCGTCTTCATAAAGAGTATTCTCCACAGTTACACCATGAATTGCAGACAGGAGTGCTCCTCCCAGTATACCAGCAACTCCCATCATATGGAAGGGATTGAGCGTCCAATTATGAAAGCCCTGGAGGAAGAGAAGGAAGCGGAATATCGCCGCGACACCGAAACTCGGCGCAAAGAACCAAGAGGATTGTCCGAGAGGGTAGATGAGAAATACAGAGACGAATACAGCAATAGGACCAGAAAAAGCAATCGCATTGTAGGGTCGAATACCGATTAGACGAGCAAGTTCAAACTGCCTGAGCATAAAACCGATAAGAGCGAAGGCTCCGTGGAGCGCCACAAAAGCCCAGAGTCCCCCAAGTTGGCACCAGCGGACGAAATCGCCCTGAGCTTCAGGACCCCAAAGTAGAAGAAGAGAATGACCCATAGCATCAGCAGGCGTTGACACAGCCGCTGTAAGGAAATTAGCACCCTCAAGATAACTGCTTGCGAGTCCGTGAGTGTACCAAGACGTGACAAACGTAGTGCCAGTAAGCCAGCCACCAATTGCGAGATAAGCAGTGGGAAAAAGAAGTAATCCAGACCAGCCCACAAAGACAAAGCGGTCGCGTTTAATCCAGTCATCAAGGACATCGAACCACCCCCTTGTTGGTTGTTGTAATGTTGACGTTACCATTTCTATTTAAAACCTCCATTAGATTTTTTCTTGTTTTGTTTTTTATCCAACACAATTACTTTGCATCCTTTCCAATTACGAGCACACTCAAACCAGTAAGCTCTGAGTTGTTCATAATCTTCAAATTCAATAGAGTTGTTTCTCTCATCTAATTCGAGCCTGTAATTGTGTCGATCATATGGTTTATCAGAAGTTTGATAAAAGTATAAAGGATCCGAAGGATCAATCAGTTTCATATTCATGGTGAGGTTTGAATTCTCCTTCGGGGAAAGGTTGTGATTTGGTTAGGTCTCTACGATCTTGGTTCTTGATAATAATGAAAGCGTCTTTGTTGTACTTCCGAGTACCAATGGGAGATTGCCACTTCTTATTGTACTCCTCGCCAACATCAATACCAGACACAGATGCGCCACCAATTTCTACAGTGACATTATCGTAACAATCCCAACCAAGTTTAGAAATTACTTCGTAGAGTTGTTCGACAACTCCTTGATTACAAACAGCAATAGCTTTACGCTTTGCAGAAAGACTCTCATCCATGACGTTTTCTTCGGGATCTAGTTTACCGATCATAATAATAACACACAAAGTAAAGGAACTAAAAGAGTTAGAATACCTATAAAAAACCCCGTCACACAAATTGTGACGGGGATAAGACTACCATCGTCCATTTATCATCCGATAGAAGGGGCGGTAAGTGCTACAGGTGTAGACTCAGCTGCTGCCAAGTCAAGTGGGAAGTTGTG